AATTCAAGCAACTCACACAGCAGAGCTTGCTGTAAATTTTGGTCGTAAAGCAAAACATTTAATTGACTCAGAAGAGTATCAACAAATTTTTAAAACAAGACTCCAAGAAGATAGTAAAGCTGCAGGACGTTGGAATACATCTGATGGCGGTGAATACTTTGCAGTCGGTGTCCAAGGTGCAGTGACCGGGAGAGGTGCTGATCTACTTATCATTGATGATCCACATTCAGAGCAAGATGTAAACTCACCATCGGCATTTGATAATGCATATGAGTGGTATACTAGTGGACCGAGGCAAAGGCTTCAACCAGGCGGTCGTATTGTTTTAGTTATGACTAGATGGTCTACAAAAGATTTAACACAAAGATTGTTAAACGCACAAAGCAACGAGAACGCAGATCAATGGGAAGTCGTAGAGTTTCCAGCGATTATGCCGTCCGGTGAACCTGTGTGGCCAGAGTATTGGAGCAAAGAAGATTTAGCTTCTGTTAAAGCATCAGCGGGTGTTGCAAAATGGAACGCGCAATACATGCAAAATCCAACTTCAGAAGAAGGAGCTCTCATTAAACGTGAGTGGTGGAAAAATTGGGAATCAGAACATATGCCTGTTATTGAACACACTATTCAAAGTTATGACACAGCTTATCTTAAAAAAGAAACTGCTGACTACAGTGCGATCACTACTTGGGGAGTTTTTCGTCCTAATGAAGACTCACCTCGTCAATTAATATTATTAGATTCTTATAAAGAACGTTTAGAGTTTCCAGAGTTACGTCGTGTTGCATTAGAACAATATAGGTATTGGAATCCTGAAACAGTAATCATTGAAGCAAAAGCATCGGGGCTACCTTTAATGTATGAGCTTAGACAGATGGGAATTCCTGCAATGAATTTTACACCAAGTAAAGGTCAAGATAAAATTGCAAGAGTTAATGCAGTGTCTCCACTTTTTGAAGCTGGACAAATTTGGGCTCCTCTCGATCAAGAGTTTGCTCAAG